TAAACCCGCAAAAGTTGTTAGGTATTTATGGAGTGGAATGCTTCAGCCAAATATGAAAGACAAACAAAAAAGAATACATCCAACTGAAAAACCATATCAATTATACAAATGGATTTTAGATAAATACGCAAAGCCAAACGATAAAATATTAGATACGCATTTAGGTTCAGGAAGTATTGCAATAGCTTGTCACGATTACGGATTTGACTTAACCGCTTGTGAACTTGACAAAGAGTACTACGACAAAGCAATGCAAAGAATAAACAATCATATAGCACAACAAAAACTATTTTAAATAAACAATAATTAAAAAACATTTGTATATTTGCAGAGTAATTTTTTGATTAAGTTTATAGTTTTTTGGTAATTAAATCCGTCTTGTGTTAGGGCGGATTTTTTTTGTTTAAAAGTTTTATATATATTTGCATTAGTTCATTGACGATTTATGATTTTTGTTAGGACGGGAGTTCGACTCTCCCCGATTCCACAAAACGTGCCGTGTAGCGTGTTTGGTTTGGTTAGCCGATATATAAATGACTTATTTGGGGTCGCTTGGAATTGACTGCAAATTAAGAGTAAATAAGAGAACTAAAATTTTAAACGGCAAAGTAATTAGCCTTTTCAACGAACCAATGAGATTGGCATCGTAGAACGTATTAGGAACGAAAATCCTTTAAAACCGCTGATTTTATTAGCGGTTTTTTTTATTTTAAACTTTTTATCATTTTTATTAGGAAATAACAAATTAAAGTAATTATCTTTGTAGAATGCAATTCGGGAGTGGAAACCTATTTGCTTAATTAGGTTTTATCCCGAATACAAAAAAGATAATCCCTTATTAGTAAAGAATCCACTCCCTTTGCTTTTAAGGGTTTTTTTGTATTTATACAATTCTACTTTAAATCGGATGAAGTCCTATCGGCGCAACAATACGTTCTGCTTCATTTTAAAGTACTAGAAGCCTACATCGGGGAAGTACAAATGGTTTCCTAAAAGTCAGCCATCGTAAGGACTGTGCAATACAGACAAATGACTAAAGTTGCTTTAATAATTGATAATATGCAACCTTTCGATTCCGAACTCCTAGTGAGAAAGAAATTAAAAAGAAAAGGGATTTCCAAAAGATTAAAACTGATTTTTTATTTAAAAATTTTAGTTTTTTTCTTAAGGATTTCCTATACATTCTTAAACCGACAGCCTGAAAGAAAGCATTAATTATTAACATAAGTATTAACTATAAAAACAAAAAAAATGACTGAATTAAGAAAAAACGCTATTGAAAAAGAATTATCTACTATAATTTCAGAAACAGAAGTTAAAAAAGTGGAGCAAATAGCTTCTTTGATGTTATTAGCAGAAATGACATTAACCGAAATAAATACTTTGACAGAAAATGAAAGAATATTATTGTCAGAAATTTTTGTAGTACAACGAGAGGAAGAAATGAAAATTCAGAAAAAACATCAACATTAAAAACAAAATTATGCAAGAATTAATTCAAAAATTTAGAATCAAGGAAAATGAAATTGGATTTACTATTCAGAGAGAATTTTTTCACAAAGAAAAATCTCCTAAAAAATGGTATGAAAAACAAAAATTTAGTATTAGTAAAGGATTTGAAAATATTGGTGTAAATGGAGAACGTATTAATTTTCCTTTTGGTGAAAACCCTCCTCATCCAGTATTAAAAACACTTAAAGAAGCTAAAGATAAAATTGCATTATTAACAAAATTTCCAATTTATCATTATTGTAGTTCAGATTTTCCTGAATTTCCAGTAGATAGACCAAGTGTATAATGATTTAAAATAAAAAAGTAATGTCAGAAAAAAAAACGAAAAATAATCATCTTGACTGGGTTTTAATAAAATTAAAAAGACGTTATACCAAAGACGAAACTGTTTCTGCTTTGGCTAAAAAATTAAGTGAAGTTGAGATTGAATTGGGAAAAGCTATTTCTTATATTCAGGAGTTGGAATATGGTAAAGAAAATTCCAAAGAAAACTTAAAATTGCATTTAGAAATAAAAAGGTTGAAAAAATCAAATGACGAATTAATTTATAAATACTTAAGAAAATAATGATACTAACAGAAAAAGCAAAAGCAGATTTTTTAAACCATTTTTTCGCTTCAGTTCCAGAAAACGAAATAGAATTACACGCACACATAATTGAATGGTTTGACACGGTAGGATTCTTTATCACAATTAAAAACAAATTTGGACACAGAAAGCAATGCCAAAGATTTTCTTACTTAATTAAGAATTATAATTCAGAATTTATTTTTAATTCAAGATCCGAATCAACAAAAGAAGCGATTAAAAAAGCTAATTATTTTTATAACAAAAAGTAAATGATATATTCAAAAATAGAAATAGCTGCACTTCTTTTGTTATCTGAAAATACAATAAAAAATAGGATTAAGTTATTTGGATTAGTTCCTCATAGAAAAGAAATAAGTAAAACACATTATTTTGATGAAGAACAAATAGAATTAATAAAAGAAAATAAAGCGATTTATTACGACAAACAGTTTAAAATTTATGAATCTAAAATGAATGCAATTAAATAAAAGCCTTGGGCGGCATAGTAAAACCCAAACCAATATATTATGGAAAATTTAAAAAAACTTTCTGAATTGAATGATTTAGCACAAATTGAAGGAGCTAAATTCTTTGCTGGTAATAAATCAGCAGGAACACGTTTACGAAAACTTTTATTAGAGATTAAGAATTTATCTCACGAAATTAGAAAAGAAGTTTCGGAAGCAAAAAAATAAATTGAATTTAAAACAAAAAAGAGTATTTTTGTATTTCCTTATTCTTTATTGTTTTAGTGTTTTTTTTTGTTTTGGCTATCTTATTTATTTAAGATAGCCTTTTTTTTTATAAATATTTTATACATTTGTAGAAATTATTAAATATCAATGTTGTGATAACATCGAGTAAATTAATTAAAAAAGAGCATTCTCTATTGTAGGGAATGCTCTTTTTTGTTATAAAAAAAACAAATATGGATATAGAATATTTAACTATTAGTCAGTATATAGAATCAAAATCAAAATTGATTGGTAAAATTGCTACTTATGATTTGCTTATTTCTGGAATGGAAAATGCTATTCTTGAAGCGACTGTTTCGGGTCATTTAGTTCAGTATGAACTTGATGATGGATTTATGAAAGTGCGTTCACAATACAGAAGCATAGGAGATATGACAAAAGGTTTGGAGGGATTAGAAATGTTAAGGCAAAGATATATTAACCGATACAATGGGCGTACAACAGTATTAAGAGGTGGAAATCTATAAAATAAACTTATGAAAATATTTGGATACGAATTTAATAAGGTAAAGGAATCAAATTTAGAACAGACAAAAAGTACTGTTTATCAAGGGGATTACACCTATGGTCATAGTTACCCTGTAATCAATAAAGATTGGGATGGCGAAAAAACACTTGGAGAATTAGGTATTATAGTAAGAGATATTCCTAATTATGAAAAATTAAGATTACGTTCTTATCACGCTTACGCAACAATTGATACGGTTAAAATAATTGCTTCAAAGTTTTTTAATTGGGTAATTGGAGTTGGATTAAAATTGCAAGTAGAACCGAATAGAATTGTTTTAGAATCTGAAGGAATTTTTAATGACAAAAGTGTTTATGCAAAATTTCAGAAAAATGTAGAAGCACGTTTTATGGTTTATTCCAATTCAAAAGAGTGTGATTATTTAAAAGAAAAAAATCTGCACGAATTGGCATTAGATGCTTTTCAAGGAATGTTTTTAGGTGGGGATATGTTGGTTATTGCTCGATTTGATAATAATGGAATAAACCTTCAATTATTATCTGGAGAACACGTTTGCAATCCGGGACTTGAAGGAAATTATTATACTGAAGCTAAAAAGAACGGAAATTTCATTGAACACGGAATTGAGATTGATAAACGAGGCGCACACGTTGCTTATTTTGTAAGTTTAAAGCAAAAGGATTATACAATAGAAAAGTTTGAAAGAATACCTGCAAAAGGAGCTAAAACAGGAAAGAGATTAGCTTGGTTAATATCTGGAAAGAAAATTTGTTCAGACCATTTGAGAGGAGTTCCTGCAATGTCGCAATCACTTGAAAAGATAAATAAATTAGACAGATATGTGGAAGCAGCTGTAACCAATGCAGAGCAAGGAGCTAAAATAGTTTATTCAATTGAGCATCAAGAATTTTCAACAGGAGAAAATCCATTGGATCAAGCATTAGCAAGAAAAAGAAATCCGGGTATTTTGCAAACTGATAATGGAACTGAAGATACAAGAAATGTTTTAGCCAATGGTTTAGCCAATACAATAACTCAAACAACAGGAGGTCAAACTTACAATATGCCAAATGGGTCAAGTTTAAAAGCATTTGATTCTAAAATAGAAACTAATTTCAATGATTTCCATAGTACTATTTTTAAGCAAATTAGTGCAGGAGTAGAAGTTCCTCCAGAAGTTGCAATGCAAGAATTTAATTCAAATTATTCAGCTTCAAGAGCAGCAATAAATAGTTTTGGTTATATTATTTTAATCAATAGACAGAAATTTGCTAATGATTTTTACATTCCATTTTATAAATTGTGGTTGGAATGGCAGATATTAAATAATAAAATTGATGCACCTGGATATATTGAAAACATTGGAAATTTTATGGTAACGGAGAGTTATACGCAATGTAGATTTACAGGTAAGAATATGCCACATATCGACCCATTAAAAGAAATTAAGGCTGTACGAGAAATGTTGGGAATTGATGGAGCAACGCCATTAATATCGAGAGAACAAGCTGTTGAGATGCTAAATGCAGGTCAATGGGATGAAAATTTTATGAAAAGTTTAGAAGAAGAGGGAGTATTTCCAGCAGCAAAAGTTGAACCTTTAAAACCAATACAAAATGCAAACTAAAGTAAAAATAGTAAATACCAATCAAGAATGGAATGGTAAAAGGCGTTATAAGGTAAACGAAACTGTTTCTTTAAGCGGTATAATTTATCAAAATGCTACTGGAGTAAATTCAGAACCAGGAACAACTTTAGATTGGATTGAATTGGGTGGTGCAATCGTTTTACCTTTAAATGCTATTTATTCAAACGATTCATTTTCGGGAACGGAAATCACGTTGCCATACATACCAAGTTTCATTCATTATATAGCTATTAATGGAGTTATATATTTTGAACCTAAATACTCGTTTATTGATAATGTAATCACTATTAGCGACATTCAAATAGATTCTGAAATTCAAGTTGACTATGAATATTTA